GGTTTATCGCAATAATCTTTTAATATTTCATTTATAGATATAGCTCTCATTCAATATATATATATATATATATATATAAATATATGTAGATATATATATTTTTTTAATTTATAAACTTTCTTTATACCATATTGCTTGTAAAAAACAATCAGCTAAATCATCCTTTTTTTTATGTTTGTTAAACATATCAATAACTTTATCTTTCTCATTATTATCACATTCCATATCAATCAAAATATTTTTTGTTGCTTCAATACTTAATTTTTTTCTCTCTCCATAAGTAGTTTTTTTATTACCTATAAACATTTTTAATTTATTTGAAGGAGAAATAAATTGTATATTAGTTATATTTTTCATAATAAAATATTGTGTTAACATTCCTTGTATACAATTCATTCTATTTGCTATTGGACTTATTTGGTTCTCAATTAATACTACATCTATATTAAAAAATGAAGATTCTAATTTATCTAATTTTTCTTTTATTGATACTCCAATATCTATAACACTAATTTCATTACATTTTGTTTCACTAATATTTTCAAAAACATTTTTTTCTACAAAATCTTCAATACTTTTAATTAAATTTAACTTATTATAAGGAATATTTTCATTACTAGGAATATTTTCATTTTTATTAGAATTATTTGAAATTAATGGAATATTATATTCTTCTTTAATTTTTATAAGTTCATTTAATTTCATTCTTTTATATTTATTTAAATCTGATGTAGGTAGTATAAATTCACTTTTAACAGCATGTGTTTTACAGTAGTAACAACCATTTTTATTAAATTTTGCTAACTTATCACACTGTTTATTGAATTGTTTACTATTTTTTTTATTTTTACTCTCTATTATAAATTGACAAAAATTATTTCGTTCTTCGAATAGATTAATTACATCCCAATATATAATATTATAATTACTTTTTTCATTATTTGTTTCTAGGATAAATAAAGCTAAATTTTTGATTCCTACATCAATACTTAATATTTTCATTATATATATACAATAAAAAAAATAAATTTATTATTTTTTTATGTATATATTTCACAGTATGATGGTAAAATAGTATTTATATCATTATCATTATTATCTTTAATTGTCTTATCTATATTATTATTATTATTATTATTATTACTAGTATTTTTAGTATCATTACTATTATTTCTGTAATTTATTATACTTTCGTTATTATGATAAATTTCTCTTGTATAAATATAATAATCTTGTTCATTATTTTGTTTAGTAAAAAAATATTTACATGCAATTATAATATATTTATAACAAATAGTAGTAATAAAAATACAACTCATGCATCCAATAACGATAATAATTGGTGGGTTTATTAAACATTTTTCATCAAATATTATACTTTGGTTATAAGAATACGGTATTTCAATTGTTTTACATACATTATAATACATTTATTTTAATATATTATACTATATTAAAATAAATTTTTTATTATATTTATTTAATTATGATTTACAATGCCGGGAGAAAACATACTTGATAATTTTATATAATAATCTAAAAATATTTTTTTTAAATCACTATTATGCGGTAAAGGTTTATCACATACAGATTTAAATAAAATAGGAAAAGATATATTAGTATTTTCTTGTGCAAATTTATTATAACAATTTTTATTTGCATTATATTCATTATTTTTAATAATAAATTTTGCATTGTTAGTTAAATACATTCTATAATCCATATTAGAATTCATTTATATAAATATAGAAAATAATATAATTAATTATTTTGTAATAATTTAATTAAATTTTCTTTTTTTAATTTACTTGCATCATCCTTACTATTTACTAAACCTTTTTCTATTACTAGTGTTCTAAGTTCATCTACTCTCATTTTAGTAATACCACCCTTTTTTATTGTTATTTTATCTTCATTACTATATACATATAGTTCTTCAGTTTTTTCTTCAGTATCAGAGTTATCATTATCGCTATCAGTAGTTAAACTAGGATTTGATTCCAAATCAGAATTATTAATATTTATTTTTTCATTATTATTTATATCAGGTTCTATATCTTCTATTGAAATAATTTTTACACTATCATCATTTTTAATATCATCATTAACTATTTCTAAAATACTTTTTTTATTATCTATATCATTTTCAATATCTTCTTGTATAATAATTTTTTTATAATTATTATCATCATTATTATTTTCTAGTTCATTATCTGAATCATATTCACTGCTATATTGAGAATTACCAGATTCATCGTTCGATTCGTTACTAGATTCATCATCAGATACATCAATTTTATTGGATCCTTCTTGTAAATAATTATCTAATTTATTATTCATAGACATTTGTTTATTCGCTGATTCTATCGCAATATCATTAGCTATTTGAGATTGTTCTAAATGCGATACATTTTCTTTTTGTTGCATTTTATTAATAAATGAATGTAAAATTTTACTCTGGTCAATAAGTGTATTTTCTAAAACCGCAAATCGTTTTAATATATAAAACATAATTGCTCCAGAAATAAGTAAAGTTAATCCTAAAGATATAATAAATCCGCTACCTTCTAATCCAAAAAGATACATTCTATTAGTAATATTATATATATTTTTAAATACTTATTAAACGTATAATACCTAATAACAAAAAATTATATATATATATTATCTATAACATGGTTTGCCGAATTAATTATTTCATCATCATATGATAATTCCTCTAAAACTTTTATTCCGCCTTTAATATTTGATATACCATTTATTATCTTATATGTTGTTTTATCTTTTAATATTTCCATTTGTTTATTACTAATATTAGGTAATTTATTCATCATATTACATAAAGAAAAATAATGTGTTGTTAACATAAAGTCTATGTTAGAAAATTTTGATATATATTTCAAAAATCCATATGCGCTTGCAATGGCTTCGGTAGGATTTGTTCCAGAATATATTTCATCAAATATACAAAAATGTCTTTCTAAATTATCAGATTTTGATAAAGAATCTAGTATTTCTTTACATCTACGTGCCTCAGCTTGAAATAAACTATCTCTACCTGATGTATCTGGTATATTAATATACGAGTGAATATACTTATATGGATTAACTAATGCACTTTTATAAAACCCTATTCCTAATTGTTGTGATAATAAAATATTAAATAATGTAGTTTTTAATAAAGTAGTTTTACCAGCTGCATTTGGTCCTGTTATAATTATATTTTTTGTTAACTTATATGTATTTTTTATAGGATTATTATTAATTAAAGGTGGAAAATATGCTTCCTTAAAACGACAACTTCTTCTTGTAAAATTACAATAATTTATATTTTTATTTTTTATATTTTTTTGAAGACATGTTAAATTTTCAATATAACCTTGTAAATATAAACAATAATATATAGAATCTTTGTATTTTTTATTTTTAAATAATTCATAAAAACAATTTAAAATATTTCCAATTTTACTAACTTGTTTAATTGTTATAATATTCAAATTTATTGATGCAATTTTATCATTAAAAACCAATAGGTTATTTTTTATCTCTTCATTTTTTTGAACAAAACCTATATATGAAGTTCTACAATATTTGTTAATATTAGTAATTGATTTTATTGAATAAGTTAAAAAATTATTTATATTAATAAGATATTCTCTTATTTTGTAAATATTTTTATAAAAAGTATAACAAGATATTATATTCTGATAAATATTAATAAAGTAAAATATTATTGAAATTAATATAAAAAATCGACGATCCCAGCCGACATCATTAAATTCAGAAATTGCTTTTCCAATAACATGATATTTTAAAACCGTAATTAGAGCATTTATATACTCGGTAATTGTAATATTTCTTTTTTGGAATTTTATCATAAAAAATGGTATTATTAACATAATAATTGGAATAGCTAGACTCATTATAGGTGATGTCAAATTATACATAGTTAATCCTTGCAAAAAAAAAGGATTACTGTTAAGAAAATCAAAATATTTACTATCTAAATATTTATACTTTTCATAAAATCCTGTTTCACTATTTAATTCACTTAATATTTCATCTACTTTATCAATATTTATTTCTTCATTAATTGGTTTGAAATTTTTTATTAAATTTTTACTATCATTTAAAAATGATATATTAGTAGTATAATATTCACTCCATAATGGTAATAATATATTCGCATATTTTGTTTCTGGATTAAATACATAATTATATAGAGATAATTCTGAATCATTTATTTCTAGATCAAATTTAATATTTTTATATATAGGATACTTATCATGAATATATGAAATAGGTAATTTAAATAAATTTTGTACATTATCAATATTAGACGTATTATTTCTTTCTAATGAACATTCAGTTTTAATTATTTCTGATAATTTTGATATCATATAAAAAGTACAATATATTATACTATTTAATTTTTACTGTAATATATTAATTATAAAAATAAATATTTAAATAATAAAAATATTCAATTCTATTATTTAAAATCCTGGACCATTAACAAAAACAGGTGCTTCAGTTAGAGTCTTTGTTTTTAAAGTAAATTGTTCAATGAAAAAATATCCAATAATTACACTAAAGTATACAAATATTGTATCGATTACAACACTTTTAAAAGGTTTATTTTCTTTTAAGATAAATCTCATTTCTATAAATTTAGCTACAAAAAATGTAAAAGAAATTATCAATCCAGTTAAATAAATATTCTCCATTAAATTAATGTAAGTAATTACTTACAATAATTTAACGAATACAGTTATTTTTTTATAATTAAATTAAAACAAATTAAAAGAGTGTAAAATTTTTATAGTTCTTCAATATCATCAATTAATGGATTATCATCTAATTCTAATGGTGAATTTAAATTAATTGTATCTATATTTAAATCTATATCTCCACCAATATTTAATTTAATATTTTGTTCTTCTTTTTCTTCTAACTCTTGTTTTGCTCTTTTTTCATGATTTAAAGCTGTTATTTTTTCTAAAGTATCTAAATCTTTTGGTGCTAAAACTTCTTCTTGTTTACCATCTCTATCAACAACACTATCTATGTTCGAGAAATCGATTGATAATCCATTAGATACATTTGTTGAAATATTATTTTTTGTTGTTTCTATATTTTCTTGAGGTTGATTTTCAGGCGATTCATATTTATTTTCAGATAAACCTTGAGATATAGATATATCATGAGAACTATTAATCGAATTATTAGAGAAATCCATTGTTGTTTTTAAATTATTCTCGTTTATTTCATCTACTATTGGTTCAACAGTAACTTCTTCTTCTTCTGTTTCTTCCATATAAACTTTTAAAATCTGTTCAACAGGAATATTATCTCTAATGGTAGTAAGAATAGATTCTTTAACAATTGTTTCTAATTCTCTATTATTTTTTTGAACTTGTAAAGGATATATATCTTTTTCAAATAAATAAATATTGGTATATAGTTTTCTAGCAGTATTAATATAAATTTTATGAATAAATTTGTCAACAGATGGTATATCAATATCTATTTTTTTTTGTTTCATTCCTACCCGTATGCAAGTTAATGCTTTTAGTTGTATTATATGAACACAAGAAATTAAATCTTCTAAGTATTTACATCCACTGGTTAATTCAATACGTTTTCTTTCATTTTCAATTGTTGTAATATTCCATTCTGGAATTCTTGTAAGTAAATTTTGAAAAGTCATTAAATATTTATTTTCTTCATTACTTTCAATACAGAGTTTAATTGCTTCATCATAAATAGAATTGATACCTTGAATTATATTATGAGATAAAATACTAACTAATCTGGCACACCATTCGTTTTTTGATTCTGTTAAGCTATTAATAGAATAATCATCCATTTACATTGATAAAATATTTTCTAAATCAAATTCAGAACGAAAAAATATTAAATTTAATATAAATAATATAATAATTTTTTCACTTCTAAATTCTTTTTTTATTTTCTGAATAACAATAAGTAGTTTAAATTTTTCTTTATCGTTTACATAATTATTTGTTACATAGTTTATTAAATCTATTCCTGTAATACCTCTATCATATAACTTAACAGAAATTAAGTATAATTTCATTATTGAATCTATATCAGCTAAATTTCTTTTTAAGTATGACATTGTATTAGTAATTATCTTTTTATCATTTTCTAAATTATATTGATGTAAATTTACATATGATTTATTTATGTAAGGATATGGAATATATATTTCAGAAAATCTACACATTATAGGTCTTAATAATTTATATTTATCTTCTACAATAATAAAAAATCGAGTTGTGTGACTAAATAATTCAATACATCTTCTTAATGCCGACTGTGCATCTATCGTTAATTTATCAGCATTTGAAAGAATAATTGTTTTGAAAAAATTACCACTTTGATAATTTATATGTGCTTTAGCAAAAAATTTTAATTCTTCCCTAATAAATTTAATACCTTTTCCATGTGCACAATTAACAAACATTACATTATTTTTCTTCAACAATTTATTATAATTATATATTTTATCAAGAAATGAAAAAACAATTGTTTTTTTTCCTGTTCCGCTAGGACCATGAAATAAAATATTTGGTATTTTTTTTATTTCTAAAAAGTAATCTAATTTATTTATAATATTTCTATGAATATCTAATTTTTCTTTCATAATAGATTAATAAAGTATTTTCTTAAATTAATTCTAGTATTATATTTAATTATTTTTTGATATACCTAACAATGTACCACCTATTAATGTAAGTAAAACACCAAACCATCCTAATAAATTTAAATTTTCACCAAAAAATAATAAACCAGCAATTGGTATTATTGTATTTGTGCCAGCATTCCATAAAACCTCCATTTCACCTTCATTAACATAAGAATAAGATATATATAATATAATTACAGCAAAACCATAAAATAGCCAAGTTATAAATGGAAATAATAAATTTTTATCTTTTTGTAGATAAAACTTTCTTAATAACGTTTGTCCTATTGTTTCTAAAATTGTAAGTCCAAAAGCAAATATTAAACCATGTTGAAATTTTGATAACTTCATTAATATATAATAAAAATATTATTTTATTATAAATTAAATTTAGTATTTAACACATATTAATAACTTTGCAAACTCTGAGCATATGGATTAGTTTTAAATGCGGAAAGTATATCAGGATTAATTCTATCTTCATTTACCTCATTATTGTATTGTTGTGGTAAATTAATTTTACCATATGTATCTAGTGATGGTATTGATCTATTTAGTAAATCATTTTTTTGTATTATATTATCGCTAGATGGTAATCTATTATTTACTCTATCTTTATCATTTTTTGAAAACTGAATATTTTCACTACCATTAAATATCTGGGTACCTCCGGGCATCGGCCAATTTTCATATGTTTTATTTACATTATTACTCTGATTATTCCATGCCACGGTGTTCATTTGTCCTTGAGGACCATTTACATATCCCATTGATGATGAATCTCCAAAATTTCTTTCTTGATCTTTTATTTCAAATTGGGAATTTTGATATCCACCCTCAGGTACTGATATATGGGATACATTTAAATGATTTAAACCAATTTTATCCACAGTTGTTTCTTTAATAGTTGTTTTAACTGAATTATTTGGATTTGTAATTGGTAAGTTTGGCACTAATGCCGTTACATTACCAGTTTGATTTGAATTTCCAATAACATTTTCTTTTTTACTTGGACGAAGTGCATCAACTATAGGAGCCATTATTGCTCTAAATGTACCATTTATTCCTCCCGCTGAACTATTATCTGGCTGACAATTTGAATTTCTATTATTGTTGGAAATATTATAACCTTTCATACCGTAATCATAAATATTTGCACTTCCTTGTCCTTGGGCTGATGCATGATTAAAATCATTTGGAGATAGTTCTGGTCTAGATGATTGCTCATAATTACCTTTGTAATAAGATGCTTTAGAATCACCAGCATTACCACCTACACCATAGTATTCATTGGTGGTATTTAAACGATTATTATCAGGTAGTATAGTTTCAGGAATTTGTGACTGACCTAATACATTAGCTGTAGTAAACCAACGTTCCGGCCCCAATGCATAATCTGTATTAGGTCTATATTTCTCTACTGTACCTATCACCGGTAAATTATTAATTTTGCTTTCAGCCGGACCTTGATGTCCGTTTAAATCATAAGATATTTTTGGATTTGTTTTAACCCTTAATTCATCAACCGTCGGTGGTTTCCATGTGGTTCTATCTAACATTCCTGAATTAAAACCACCTGCCCCTTCAGTTGTATATCCTAGCCCTAATCCAGGTGCAACTTTTTCTTGTTCCCATGGTAATACATTAGCGATTTTATTACTTGGAATTTGTCTTGATAGTAAAAATTCACTATTATTAGGCATTCCATGGTTATGTTGAACATTATCTTCTGGTTTAAATAATGGTGCTTGTTCAACTTTTTTTATTTGCTGACTTCCAGAACCTTGATGACTGTCTAATATACTTTCTGAATAATTTGAATCCATTCTTGGTCCTGTTATTTTTGATCCAAAAAAAGGAACCATATTATTGTGTTTAAAATCTTTATTGTTTATTTTATTACCAGACATGCTATTTATTTCATTATTCATTACACTATTTCTGTAATTAATATTTTCAACGTTTATATGCGATAAATGTGACTTCCCATCAAAAAATTTATCAGTTGTTTGATTGGGATTTATATATTCTCGTATATAGTTTTTACTATCATGTTCAATTGGTTTTAAAATAGGAAAATTTTCATTTTTAACATTCGTATTTGGCAAATTATTAGAATTATTTACTCCCATATTTGTATAACTTTCTTTTTTTTTAGTATTATCTTTTTTATTTGAATGTATATATAAACCCCCAAGTACTAATAATGGTAAAGCAACTTCTGCCATTTATATATTAACAATAATATATTTTTATTATATAAGAAACCATACAAATAATTACTTTATATAAAATATTAATTTTATGCTAAATTAATATTTATTTAAATTAATTACCATTTAATTTACATGGTTTAACTAATTCATAATTATCTTTTTCTAAAATTCTTGAGCTAATATTATTTTCAAACATTAATTCGGTAAAATTTTGTGGATCTTTATGTAAATAACACCAATTATTTTGTTCTAAATCTCTTAAAGTCCATGCTGGAGTAATTGCTCGTGACTGATCAGTAATAGCTGATGAAATACTAGGAAAATTATTTCTTACATAATTATTATTATATGCTTCATCTTTCTTATTCTTCACTTCATCTCTAGATAATACTTTATTTATACCTTTTAAATAACTATTTATATCTACCATATTATCAGAAATGTTTGCACCAAATTTTTCTAATCTAATTTGTGGATCTACTATATAATAAGGGGTAGTTCCATTACCTGGCACATTAACCATATATTTTAACATATTAAGATCTTGGTCTAAAAACATATTTATTCTATCTTTATCATCGAAACCTCTCGTAAATGCCATTAATATATAATAATATTATAATAATATTATTATATAATATTTTAATATTATTATGAAAAATTTATTTAAACAATAAATGGTCGTTGATTATTATCTTGATAAACATTTTTACTTTTAATAATTTCTGGTTTATCAAAAAAAGAAACCATTGATAATGTTTTTAATTGAGCTACGGTTTTTGGTTTAGATTCAACTAAATTCGATGAATTAATACCAAATAATGATGATTCTATGTCTACATTATTACATGATAAAACATCTGAACCAACCCGGCCTGTAGTATATAATTCAGGAAAAGATGGATTATATGCATGTCCATTAGGACTATTGTAAAATGTTAAATTTTCTCTAATTCGTTCTAAAGCTTTTTGTTCAAGACAGTAATTTCCTTTACTATTTATATCTCTTGTAGACGCCATTATAATATATAATACATTTAAAATAATTTATTCAATTAAATTATTATATTTTTTTTCATCAATATTTGTATTATTTATTAAAGAACATAGTATAGAATGAAATAGATAAAAGTTATCATAACTAAATAGAGAACGAAATATCGATAGTTTATCTATTTCTTTATTTTCTACATCTAAATTTAATTTATTTTTATTTTTTAATATAATATTTTTAATATATTCATTATCTTTATATTTTTCATATAAATAATTTGATGTATTATTAATTATATTTTCATCAAATTGATTACAACTAAATGCTTGTAATAATTGTATTCTATAACAAAATAGTGAGTCATCAAAATCTTTTATTAATGTATATGTACATACAAAATCAGATTCATAATAAATTGAATTTCCTAAATTATTCACACCTATTCTATATGTGTTATCTTTACTATTCATAATAATATTAGTAATAATAGTATTAATATTAATATCTTTTTCTAAATAATTTATTTACAATCATCTTCTACCATTTCCTTAACAATATCATAAAAAGTATATTTAGGTTCCCATCCAAGAACGTTTTTTGCTTTGGAATAATCACCTAATAATTCATCTACTTCACTTGGTCTAAAATATTTTTCTGAAATACAAATAACTTTTTTGTTAGTTTTACTATCATAACCACATTCATTTACACCCTCGCCTTCCCATCTAATATTAATATTTTTCATCTTAAATGCGTATTCAATAAAATCTCTAACAGAATAACTTTTATTAGTTGATAATACAAAATCATCCGGATAATCAATTTGTAACATTTTCCACATACCTTCTACATAATCTTTTGCATGTCCCCAATCCCTTTTAGAATTTATATTCCCCATTAGTATGCAATCAATTTCACCTTTTAATAACTTGTTTAATTCTCTAGTTATTTTTTTAGTAACAAAGGTTTCTCCTCTTCTTGGACTTTCATGATTATATAAAATACCATTTGATGCAAAAATACCATAAGCCTCTCTATAATTTTTTACTATCCAATATGAATATAATTTAGATACACCATACGGTGATCTTGGGTAAAAAGGCGTAACTTCTGTCTGAGGTATCTGTTGGACTTTACCATACAATTCTGAAGTTGATGCTTGATAAAATCTAATTTTATCAGTTATTGAGCAACTTCTTATAGCTTCTAAAATACGTAATGTTCCTAACCCATCTATATTTCCTGTATATTCTGGTAATTCAAATGATACTTTTACATGACTCATTGCAGCTAAATTGTAAATTTCTAATTTATCTATACTACTATTATTAGTTTCATATTTATTAATAATTTCTGTTATTATATTATTAATATTACAACTATCCCCTAGATCACCATATCTTAAAAATAAATTATTATTAGAAAATAGATGTTCTATTCTTTTAGTATTAAAACTAGATGACCTACGAATTATTCCCCAAACGTAATAATTTTTTTCTAATAGTAATTCTGATAAATATGAACCATCTTGACCTGTTATTCCAGTTATTAAAGCTACTTTATAATTTTTTGACATTAATAATAATAAAATATTATTATTAAGTTCTTTTTCTTGATAAATATTTATCAATTATTTTCTTCTCTATTTAAGATTCTTGATGGTATACCACCTCTAATCCATCCAGCGGCGGCAACTCCTTCAACTAAATTAACAGGATTATTAACAGTTGCCTCTATTGATGGTAAAAGAGGATAATATGAATAACTTATATGACTTACTTCACTGTTTGGGTCCTGTGTTTTTCTATTGCTATTTAAATCACCATTTTTTATATTAGATTCGACATCTACATTAGTAGGTCCTTTTCCTAAATATGGAACTGTTGAGAATAATCTTTCTTGATTAATTGTTCGTTCTTTTTGTTTAGACATTTTACTTAATTTTAAATTCGAATTATCATCTATATAATTACTATTAATCCCACCGCCTGGTGTTCCATTAAAAAAAACATTTGGTTGACTAATAGCTAAAATTAAAGAAGTAGTTTCTGGAGAATAAACATTATAATTTTCAAGCATATAATTACTAGCATTAGTATTTTCAATACTTTTATTTGTTAAATCGCAATTGTCTGAACCAATACGAGATATATTATTAAATATACTATCTACTAATGACATTCTATATTAATATATATATATAATATTTTTTATCACACTCTTTCTACTTTATAAAATTGCTAAAATTTTATAAAACTTTAATACATCGTATGATTATATGCTCCTGAGCTATGTCTCTCTAATGCTAATGGATTACCTTCTTTTCCTGATATCATTGACCCGTATGCGTATTCTTGAAAAGCTTTTTGATCATTTGGTACTTCTGTATTTGCAGTACTACTCCAAGATATCATTGATCTATCAAACATTAATTCATCAGCTAAATCTCCAAATAATTTTTTACCTATATTATCATCATTAAACGGTTTTTCTACAAATTTTTTTACTGAATTATTAATTTGCTTTTCTACTTCATTATTAAATGCAGGTGCCGCTGGTTTTCGTTTTGGATCATAATGTATTTCTGGAATTAATACATTCATTAATGGATTATTTTCTGTTGGTTTACTATAATCATTCTTCTTTAATTGATAAGTAATTGGGTTTGTTAATTCTGGATACACACTACTTAATTTATTGCTAAAATATTCTTTTTTTTTAAAATTACTTCTATTTTGTAGTAAATATATTAGACTAATAGAAATTAATGTTATTAAACCAATAGAAACTATTTTTAGAGATAATGTTAATAAATAACCTAATATAGTTAATATTATTACTAATCGAGTTATTGAATTGATTTTTTCTTCTATAGTCATTCCGGTAATCGGCCAAAATTCATTTAATTTATCATGTTTTAATAAAATTGTTGGATCATTTAACCAAATAGGTACAGACATTATATATATATTTAAATTATTTTATTTATATTTATAGAAACCTTATAATTGATTAATTTATTTTCTTTTTATGATGTTTTTTCTTTTTTCGATTTGTAGAAGGTCTACTACTCTTATCAACTGTTTCTCCAGTTGAAAAAGTAAATTCCTCCATTCCCTCTAGATTAATGCCAAGAGATTTTATTAATTCTTTACGCTTCATTATATCTTCTAAATTTTCTTCTGAATTCTTATTCAAAAATTCATTATTTAAAGTAGAATCATTCTTTTCCTTTTCTTGTAATTTTGTTCGCATTCTATCTCTCATTTTAGCCGCTTTTAAATTTTGTTGCATATGTTGATTAAAAGCATTCATATTTACTTTACCTCCTTTACCCATACCTGGTGCTCCCATCTGGGAAAACATACTCTCTAAATTATTCATTCCAGGCATATCTTTCATTTTATTAACTAATTCAGATGCTTCTTCTAATAACTCTGACTCTTTTATTTCTCCACTTTTTATTTTATTATCTAATTTAGAACCTACATTTTTAACTAAATCCATTAATTTTGTTGGATTCTTGAACAATTGTTTAAATACATCATTTACAGAATTTGCATTTTCCATATCTATATCTAAATCTTTTGCTGTCTCTTCAGCAATCTCTTTTGCTAAACATCCTAGTTTACCTTCCATCATACTATTAATATGATTATGTAGTTCTTCTGCATTAGGTAAATTAGTTTGAGGCATTTTCATGCTTTCATCATCATCATGATTATTACTATCATTTGAAGTAAATGTATTATTAGATTCTTCACTGTTAGAATTAAATATATTTTCCATTTGTTGTATTGTTTCTTCTATTTTTTTTTTAAATTCATCTTGATTTATAGCCTCAAATAATTTTGCAGTATCTCCAAATGATTCACCTGAATTAATATCTGTCACAATAGAAAATAATATTAGTTGTAAATATTTCCAAATTGTTGATTTAGTTTTATCTGAAATATCTTCATGCCATAATTCTGTAAAATTAATACCAGGTAATAATTCAACAATTATATCTTTATCGTTAAAAATATCTACATTTTCATATAATATATCAAAAAATCTTTTTGGATAAACTTCTTTACAAAAATTATATATAGTTGGATTAATATTTGATGCATCGTTTTCTACAAAAAACAATTTTTTATTTATTTTATCTGGAAAAGTACCCACCAAATCATTTATAAAATCAGTTATAATTTTTGTAAATTCTTTTGGGATTTCTAACTTTTCTACTTCTTTATCTTCGATAGACATAATATATTTATTAAAAATATATTATGTTTAAATGTTGTTATATATCAATTAATAAAATATATTTTTTACATATTTTAAATATTTTTTTACTATTATTTTTAATACTATTGATAATACAAATTACATAATTTTGTTAAATTTTGTATATATTTAATTGTTTTTTGCTTATTTTCTTCTCCCATTTCTTCTATTGGTTTACGTAATGTATCAATTTTTGATAAAATTGTAGAAGCATTTTCATTATTTATTAAATCATCTTTATAATTTCTTTTTATAAAAAAATCTATATTACCTTCTTCAATTTCCACTTTATATTTATCTAAGATATAACTCTTCCAAATGCTTATTATTATCTTTGGATTAATCTTTCTAATAGATATTAAACTACTATATGCTACTTTAATATCATTATCATTTGGAAATATAGTTAATACATCATTAAAAAAATCATTAATATGATTATTAAAACCAACAAGTAAATCAGATTTATTCATATTACAATTAAAATTAATTTTTCTTTATATTGTATTGTAATATAAATAAAATATCAATAAAATAAATAATTATTTATTTAAGGAATTTTCTCTTTCATTTTGAATTTGTTCCATAGATACATTATTTCCTATTGTATTCGGTGTATAATCATCTGGTGGAGTTTCAATTTTATCTTTATATTCTAATGTTACATTATTTCTTAATTGTCTTAAACCACCATTACCTTTCGCAGATAATGATTCAACTGTTTGATCAAGAAAACTAAAATTATCTGAAATTACACCACTATTATTTATATCTCCTAAATAAAAAGCTTCAGGTTCTGAAAATTGTGAATTATGTATTGTTTTTGACTTTACTGGAACTAAATGTTCCATAATATTATTTCCATATATAACTTGATTTCCTCTATTTAAAAGCATTAGAGCAGGAACTTTAGATACAGTTTGTGGTAATATAATTTCTTTTTGATTTTGTAAAATAATATATGTTGACCCATTTGATTTTTTAATTCTATTATCAATACAAATAAAATGTATATCACTTTTAACTTGAGATTGTGATAATTGTGGTAAAATAACTCCACAATTTTTACAGTAATTGCTATAATATAATATCATACTCATTATATAACTTTTGTTATTTTCATCAATTATTTTTAACTTATTTTTTTATAAAATTGATTTAATAATTTATTATCTACAAATATCATAATGAATCCTATCGTGACAGATATTAATGAAAATGATGGCGTTTTGAAATTTACAATTAATAATATTAATGTTAGTTATGCCAATGCAATTAGACGAGTTATTTTATCAGATATTCCAACAATTGTTTTCCGAACTTTTCCACACGAAAAAAATGATGCAGAATTTTACATTAACACAAGTAGACTAAATAATGAAATATTAAAACAAAGATTATCGTGTATTCCTATACATATTGATGATTTAGAAATACCAATAGAAGACTATATTGTTGAAGTTGATGTAAATAATGATACAGATACTATAATGTTTGTTACTACTGCAGACTTTAAAATTAAAAATATTAAAACACAAAAATATCTAAGTAATGAAAAAACTAAACAAATATTTCCACCTGATAATATTAGTAAACAGTATATTGATTTTTGTAGATTACGTCCAAGAATTTCTGATAATATTCCTGGTGAACATCTTAAAATGTCCTGTAAATTAAGTATTGGTACTGCTTCAGATAATGGTTCTTTTAATGTAGTATCAACTTGTACCTATCGAAATACACCAGATTTTAATACTATAGAATCAAAATCTAGAGATAAAGAAAACGATTTAAAAGAAAAATACGAAAATGATAGTGATATAAAATATCATTTAAATGATTGGTTAAATTTAGAAGCTAAAAGAATAATTCTTGAAAATAGTTTTGATTTTAAAGTAGAATCTATTGGAGTGTTTGATAATTTATATTTAGTTAAATATGCTATTAATAATATTATTTCAAGACTAAAAACTATTATTGAAATTTATTCTACTCCAAATAATTTAATAAATGAATCAGAATCTACTATTCCTAATTGTTTTGATATTATTCTAGAAAATGAAGATTATACTATTGGTAAAATACTAGAATTTACATTATATAATACATATTTTCTCAATAATAAATCATTAAAATATTGTGGATTTAGAAAACCTCATCCACACATAAATATTAGTATAATTCGTATTGCATTTGATAGTGAAGCAGATAAAAATACTGTTGTTCAATATATTAATAATGTTTGTGCCATAGCTATAGAATTTTATGAAAAATTAATACCCTCATTTGATGAAACTATTTAGAAACGCAGGGGTACAATCACTCATCTCGTGATCATTACTTTCTTCACTATTTATATTATTTTTTAATTTTGTTAAATCTCTTAAATGATAATTAAGAGAATACATTAATTTAGCTGATTCTAAATTATTAATATAATTTATTACTACATTTTTGTTAACAAAACCATTATTCTCTCTTACAGATAAGTAATATTGATGAAGATTAAACATGTGATTTCTAAATTGAAATGGATACTCTTTTAAAGGTTTAACTTTTTTAATATAACAATTAATATAATTTCTAAATAAATTGTCAGTAAACAAATGTAACTGATTTTTGAATTCTAAAAACTCTTTTCTATTATCAGGAAAAAAAGTTAAATAATAATTTACTTGTCCTAATTTACGTAATGATAAATATTGAAATTGTAATTTAGTATTATTTCCTTTTAAATTTTTTACATACTCGTAATTAGGATTTCTTATTTTAGTTCTATCACCATTTTTATTTCGAATGACTATTCCCATAATATTTGTTGCTGTATTCATAGAACCATACATATCTTTTAATTCATCATAGGAATTAAAATAATATCCAAATGGATAACTAACATTTTCAGGTAATACCAAATTATGATATTCATTCTTTGGTATTTCTCTAACTTTCAAATTGTTATTATCAATAGCATATATGCTTATTAAATATAATCTTTTTTCAATAATAGGTATAACAAATTTATTTTTTGGATGTTGCATTACAAATGAATAACAATAATTTTTCGATAAAAGATCAAAATTTATATTTAATTTACTAGATATTTCATAAAATAACTCACTAAATGTTGGCTGTTCTTTATTAAATTTTACATTACCGCCTACTGTAGATTTAGATGCTATTTCCCATTTATTACTATCATTATCATAAAATAAATTAATCATAGTTCCTTCTATAAATTCTTCAGCAATACAATCTTCTTCTTTATATTGAGTCATAAATATATCAAGATTTAAGGATTTTGGCGGAGAAAAAGATAAAATTCTATTATTATAGCATACAATTGATCTAAATACACCAACTGAATATACGTTATCTAATGTCAATATATTTTTATTATATTTATATATCTCATATGTTTTATTATTCATTATCCATTTTTTTTTATTTAATAAAGAATTATTATTTTCATCATCTTTAATACATGATAAATCATATTCTTTTGTATACATTCTATATTATTAATGATTACTATTTATCTTTAATTTCATTTCGTTAATGATAATAATTTCTACTATAAATATAAGGTAATGGCAGATTCACCTAGTAAAATTATAAATATACAATTAGGCGATATATTAGAAATTATAGCTCCTGATAATGAAACTTTAAATAGAAAACAATTTTATGTAAAATATATTGATTTAAGTAAAATTGTACTTATAAATATTGATAATACAAACATTACAACATTAATATTAAATGAAAGTAAAAATTTTGAAGATAAATCAATCAATAGCATCGAACTATTAAGTAGAGCATCTTTTCCTGGTTATGCAAAGCAAAATAATTTAATTATAGGTACATGGATAAATATATATTTTAGTGGTGAAGTTCCATTTGTATTAACAGGTGAAATAACAGATTTAGAAGAAGATATGATTGAAATAAAAACTTATCCGGATAATGACATTATATATATTGATTTTGAATACAAAGGTATTCCTGAAAATATTCCTATTGAAAAAATAGTAATTAGAGATTCACCAATTAAAAAATCCACTACTTTAAGTGATGTTATTAGTGAAGGAATACAAATAAGTGAACAAGAAAAAAACGAACCAGAACAACTACAACAAGAAATATATGATTATTACGATTCTGAATTTAAAAATGAACCTATTATTCCGGATACACAATTAAAAAAAATATTAATAGATGCCGACCAAATAGAAATTGGCGAAGTATTAGATGAAATCACACAGGTTGTTGATGTTCCAGAATCAGAAATGAGATACGGTATAGAAAAACAAACAAATGATTTATTGGATGAATTATTGTCTAATATACCTAATTTTAAAAGAACATTTAGCGTTTTAAATAATATTCATACAATCATTGAAAGATATACTCAACTAAGAACAATATACTCAGATTTTGATACTAATGGTAATGCTAATATTCCAAAACCAATTGACGAATCTAGTAAACCTATAATCAAAACCATAATAAATTTAAACAAAAATTTACATTGGTTATTACCTGTATCACATAACAAAAAGAAAATATACGATATAGATTCATCTCTATTTGATGGATTAGATTTAGCTGATATTGATCCAATTATTCTTGGTAAATATTTATCATCTGAAATTGATATTAATGAAATGTATAAAAATGGTGATTTTCCTGATGATGAAAATACATATAAATCATTTTATAAATCAATTAATAAATTTTATACTCCATTTGATGATCCATCATTTCCTGATAATAGTATTAAAATACAAAATGTAAATGATAATATTCTTACCTTAGTAAATAACTTGGATGATTTTACTTCTAGTGTTGCCGCTAAGGAGGAAGGTTTTATTTCTAGAAAACAATTTTATATGGATATATATACTAAAGGTTTAACATATTTAAAAGAAAATAATTTACGACACTTGACATCTAGTGATAAATTACATATTAAATCTATATTAACATTACCATATAATATTTTACTATACTCAAGAATTGATAAGCCTAGTAGTAATATGTTATTAAAATCAGAGTTAAATAAATCAAATTTTGCATACTGGAAAATATTTAATAAAGATACTAATATCAGAAATATAGTAATCAATGGTAAAGATGATACAGAAAATATTCACTCCTATAATCCTAATAACAAATTACCTACTGAATATATATTAGATGATGAAACATTCAGTGGAAGTGATAATTATGAAAAATTTTTAAATATCATAATACCAAAAAATATACAAATATTTAAAAATATTAAAAATTTAATAAAAAATAATTTTTCTTTACATTCTGTAATAAATTTTTTAGAAGTCTTTCACATTTATAATGATAATATCACATATAATCAATACTCAATAATGAATGAATTTGTAAAAAACAAAATTCAGGAATATAAACAAAATTTTATTATAAATTATAAAAAATATAATAAATCAATTCTAAAAAAATTACCATATAAAAATTATAGTAGTTTATTAAAAATTATATCATCTAATATTCAATTAGAATCTATAATATTTAAAGCATATGGTTTTAGTAAAGATATTAATTATAGTGATTCAGAAGTATTAAATATAATTCTTAATATTGATTATGGAAAATTATTTACAATTGCTGTGATAAAAATTGATTTTGATTTACAAACAACTAATCTAATTGATAATTTTGTAAAAAAATATGAAGAACAATTAAAAATTCAAGAAGAACGCTTAAAAAAAGGAACCGATTCCAAATGCAAAAGTATTGTAAAAAAATATACTAGTAAAGAAAAATTATTAGCTGATTCAGGTCTTGATAAACAAATATATGTAGATTCTGAATATAATAATGGCAGTGCTGAAAAATTAGTAGAAGAGGGTGATTACGCCATATTAATTGAATCTATTGACAATGTTACACAAATACCTAATATACCTTTAAATAAACCAGTTATAGTACTACCAAAAAAATCCGAAACATCAATTAGCGATTCAAAAATTACCGCAAAAAAATCTTCTATTGGTGATAATTTAGAATCACTGCAAACAGAATTAGCAATTAAAGCTTCAACTATTCCTAACTCTCAAAAATCGCAACAAAAAGAACCAGAGCAAGACAAACCAGAGCAAGACGAACCGGAAGAAGATGAAGCAGAAGAAGATGAACCGGAAGAAGATGAACCTGAAGAAGATAAACCCGATGAAGATGAAGCGGAAGAAGGCGAATCCGGAATATTATCAGAATCTTCTAAAAGTACTTCTTCACAAAGTGGAGGTGTTGGAGATTCAAAATTAGTTGAATATTATGTTAGAAATAACTCTGAATGGATAAAAGATGATAAAATTACTAATGATATAGGTGGAGTTGAAGTTTCATCAGAATTTTTTTGTAATTTACAAGAGGAATGTATTAGTGATGTAAATAAAGAATGTACTGATATGAATGATTCAAAAAGAAATATTGAAGAAGAAACATTAAAAGCTATTTATAATGAATTTGATGATAGGTATGGAGAGAAGGAAAATGAATTAAAAATTAGAATTGATAATTTATTACTATCAAGTATTGAAAGAATAAAATACTTAAAAAAATTAGAAAAAATAAACTTTTATAAATATAATAATATTCAAAAAAGTATAGGTGATACTATTTTAAATGATCAATCTGAAGATATGTTTTTAATATCTCCTTATGAGAATTTACGTGATATTATATTGGGACAAGTTGATATGGTCAAGAAACAATATGATATACAAAAATTTGTATTATATTTTACTAGAAAAGCATTAGAACACGAAGAACAATATTGGCTTTATTGTAGTAAAACTAATGTTAAATTACTACCTACATTTTTAAGTCACTTAGCTAATGTATACGTATCAAATGGTGATTATTTATATGAATTAGACAAAATATGTACAAATCAAGGTACGATTAGTGATGATGGTGAAGCATGGGTTGATAAATACAGTGGATATTTTATAAAAAATATAGACTTAGATACAGAAGAAGGATTTACAGAAGAAGGTTTTAAATTAAAAACTCGTGAAATATTAGAAAAAGATTTGGGTGATGCTATTTTAGAAGAAGGTTCTGTGAAACCAGATAAAATAATACAAGATGATTCTGCTACTTTAAAAAATCCAGATAAAGATACAATTAATAAAAATAATTTAGAAAGTGAAGAGAGTAAAATTATATTAAATATTATTTCTGCTATTACTGGATTCATGGGTATTAATCTTGAAAATGAAAAAGATTTTATAATTAGAAATACATTAAAAGTTTATACTCAAAGTGTTCCTAATGAAAAAGCTTATAATACTACTAGAAGTAAAGCATTAGAAAAAGGTAAGAAAAATGTTCCTACTTATGAAGACACTAAAAATACTGCATATTTAATTATAACATTTGTATTCATACTAATAGGTATTCAAGTTAGTATACCTAGTATTAAATCACGCAAAACATTTCCAGGTTGTATTAAATCATTTACTGGATATCCATTAGTTGGAACAGATAAATCAGCATTAATTTATGTTGCCTGTGTTGCAAATAAAATTAAAAGTACTGTTGAACCATGGAATTCTATAAAAAAGAAAAATGAAGCAACTATTATTAAACATATGGAATCAATTATTGAACAATTTGTATTAAATAACCAAAGTATCAAAGAAAGATTTAATGAAAAAATACAATATTTAAATGTACAAATAGATGATACCTCTATTTTAGAATATGATGTAGTTAAATTAAGTAATTTTTATCCACCTTTATTTGATTTTAAAATAGAAAATCTTTCTAATATATCAGATACATTTAAAGAAAGTTTAATTAAAAATATTAAAAGTGGTTCATATTTTCAAGAAGAACAAATTTTAACTATTAAATCAAAGATTATATTTTATTCTCTTTCAATACAAGAAAAAATACAAAAAATTATTAATAAAAAAGCTCCATTAATAACAAATAATGCATCTCAGCCGTTCTTAGAAAATGCTTGTTGTGATGACCGTTCTACCAATATTCATAAATTTTTTATTCAATATGATAATACAATTAATACTAATAATAATATTGTTAGTGATTTAGATAACATATTATATGATTTAAATACTATGTCTAAACCACCTGTATATTTTGATTCAAGAGATACAAAATATAAGTTTCCTCAATTAGGAGTAAATTTTTCAAAAGATACAATATATAAAAGTTTTGTTGTATTCTGTAATAAAAAATCTACTATTTTAAATGAAAATTTACGTGCATTTTGCTCACAAAATTATGATATTGAAATAACAAATGATTCAATAGAGGAAAAGATAAAAAAATTAAAAGAAGACGGAATAAATTATGATGAAGATTTATTACAAAAATTATTAATTATTATTAATACTAAAAATAGTTTAAATTTAAATTTAGATGTTTCTCCGCCAAATTCAATAGAAATATTGAGAGATTTATTAGAAAATTTAAAACTATCTACAACAAAAATATTACCTGATGATTTTGTTTTAAAATTTTTAAAATTGTTAGATGTATATTCTATTGAACAAATAGAAGATACAGCCGAAGCAAGAGATTTTCGAAATTACTTAGCAATAAAAAATGATGATATATTAAAACGCATTTTAAATTTTATTAGAATTCATTCTAAAATATCTAAAACAAAATTTAAAAATTTTCAAAGTTGTCTTGAAAATATTACTAATTTTATTGAAACCGGTGATAATTTATATATAAATAGTAAAGATGAAACAAATTTTAAGATTATACATTTTATACAAAATAGTATTCGTAATATTATTGATATATTTCCTAATATAATTTTAAATAGAGTTAATTATTCAAGTATTAATATTCCAAAACATTGGAAGTTATCTCAAAGACATGTAAGTGATATTAAAGAAATAGTAAATAAATATTATCTAAAACTAAAACAATATTATAATGATCCAGAATTTAATAATATATTAATTAATATACAAAGTAAATCTAAAAATATAGAATTATTAGCAAAACATACACCATTTTTTGCTTCAATTATCCAAAATTCAAAAGAAATTAATTCAATATTTGACAAAAAATTAACTAGCTTATTGTTTAAATACTATCTTCTCAGTATCATAGATAATTATATTAGTATAAATGAAGGTATTAATCAAATAAAAGAAGAAGATGAAGAAGATTTCACTGATAAAACAGATGAGCAGGATGATAAAGAAATGATTGATGAAGTATTAGTAAATTCTTTAAATAAAACAAGTGAGAAATTTCTTTCGCCAAATAAATTATCTGACTACTTAATTACAATTATTGATATATTATGTAATGACAAAGATGCTATTAATTTTAATTATGAAACTATTATGGAAAAAATTTTGAGATCAAAAGAAAAAGAAAAGGATACGATAACTGATTTTCTTAAAAATTTAACAGATGAAGAGAGAGAAATTGAAAATATATTTAAAAATCAAAAATTAGAAAAATGGAGTAAAGGTTTACAAAAAGGATTAACACAATATGTACAAGAAACTTATGATGAAGAGATGGAAGATTTAGAAAAACAAGCTATTAAAGACCGAAAATTAGCAAGTAAGAATGGTATTTCTGATGCTAATAAAAATATTTTTGCCCTAGATTTAGATGAACAACAGGCAATTTCTGAAGAAATAGATAAAGAGGTTTATTCATTAGATGATTATCCAGATGATTATGCGGATCACGATGAATACGGAGAAGATTACTATAGAAATGAAGGTTATTAAATCATGTAGCAAGATTTTCTATAATTAATTCTTGATATAGTAACTTATGCGATTCATAAAACCATTCACCAAAATTTGCTAATATACTTAATTTTTCTTCAGACTTAAGATTTTTTTTTTCAATAATATCATTAGAAAAAATCCATTTATAATCACCATTATATTCTTTTATAGAAATAAGAAAAGTATCAACCTCTGTATTTTTATCAATAATTAAAGCAGTATGTAGAGATTCATTTGTATTTATAAAATCACCAATATTATAATTCATACTAATATATTATGTATTATTCTATATCAAAATATATTATTATATATTATATATAATAATGTATAAATCATTTATAAGAAAAAATAATATTAGTTCTGCTATTATACTATTTTTAGTAATGTTTATATTTTTAACTTTTTTTAAACCACATTTTTTATATGCGAAAGATGGTTCTTTAAGAACCTTTGGAATCGGTAAAAGTAATGCTACTATTCTACCAATATGGTTATTCGTTATAATATTATCAATATTCTCTTATTTGTTAGTATTACTTTACTTAATGCAATAAATTTATTTTATTCAAATGTACTATACACTCTATCTGGTGGTGCTTCTTTATTTGCTTGTATATTAGAATCAACTTCTTTTTGATATTCTTCATGTCTTCTTTGCATATCTTTTACCGACTGATTACATGCTGAATTTATAATATAATTATATGATGCTGATGTTGTTAAAATACCTGTTAATAAAAACCACATAAATTCAGCAACTATAGTCTTTAAATATACAAAATTTTTTAATTCATCTTTTAAGTTATTATTTGCATCTTTACTTAATAATTGACCACTCCGTAATGAATTCCAAAATGTATCAAAATTACTAATTCCGATTTCATTAATTAATAATGTTCTATCTGTGTAAATATCTGCTAAAGCTTTCGTTAATTGAGGACTACCCGTGGCATCTTGTGGTTTTAATATTTTATTTAATAAATTATTTAAACCTCCTAATTTAGCAATACCGTAACCAAATGTATTTGAAAAAGGAATTAACCAACCAGGAAATAACATTAAAAGAATATTTAAAAGGCCAAATATTAAAATCCAAGGAACTGCAGTTACTAGAAAAGCAGTTTGCCATTGATTTGAACCACATAATGAATTAGTTAAATTTATATTTATCATTAATTCTGTAATAATTAAAGTACCTATGTAAATCATAAAAACACCAAATAGATAGTTTGTAGCTATTTTTTTTATTTGTAAAATATATTTTATAATAAAATATGTAATTGTTAAAATTATAAATACAATTATTGAAAGAAATGGATTAGGCGGAGTACTTCCCATTATATTTACTATTTATAAATAAATTAAATATTTATAAATTTATTTATTTCTTTATTTTATTAATGGAAGTAATAAAACCATCATTGACAGAATTTACTACAAAATATTATTTAAGACATTCATTAAACCAAGCACGTATCTTTAAAGATAAATATATTACTTTATTTGTTAATATCTTTCTTTTCTTACTTTTTATTTTAGTATTAGCATGTTTATTACTATATAAATATAAGGGGAAACTTACTCCCGAAGAAAAAAAATATAAAGAACGTGAAAAAAAAATGTATATTTTTCAGAAATTACATCAATATGCCTACGATAAACAAAAACAAAACCAAAGTATTATAACTGATTTGCCTGTAATATAATTATCCAATAATTTATTTTTATTAATAATAAAAATTTTTGTAAAAAATATAATATTAGCTTATATCATATTATGACAGATTATGATAAAGAGATTTCAGAACTTGTTTCAAGTTTAACTATATTAATGGAAAAAATTAATATTTCAAAACAATTAAAAAATAGTAAAGAATTAAAAAAGCTAAATAAAGAATTAAAAGAAAAAAATAAAGAAGTAAAAACACTCATTAAAAGTAAATTATTGAATCAATTATATCAAGAAAAAATTAAATTAACTCAAGATAATGAAGAATAGATGGATGATAAAGTATATACGCTGTAATAATTATATTAAACATTATAAAAGTTTAATATAATATAAAGATTTACTAAGTAGATATTTAATTAATATATGACTATTCAAAGTATAAATTATAAAATAACCGAATTATACAACCAATATAAAAACGATGAGTTTATTTTAAGTAAGCTAACTAATTATATTAATAATGATCTACCATTATTACTTATTAACTGTAAAAAACAAAAAAAAATTCGTGAAGATAGAAGGGAACTATTAATTGAAGCACACAATAAGTTTGTGAAAGAATTTATTAACAAAAATATATATTTTTATTCTTCAACAACAGAAATATTTTTTAAATACGATAATAATAATTATTATGTAAGTAAAGAAGATGATATTATATATTCAATTCTTTCATCTTTAAGTTATCGCGATAATCAAGAACAAGTTCAGTATTATGAAGAAAAGCTACTCCCTTGGAAATTTAAAATAAAGACTTCAATAATTAAACAACTACGCGATGTCTCTATATTTACTTCTATACCAGAATCAATTACTATTCAAAATGTTATAAATTTATTTTATAACACATTTTTTAAAATAAGAAACGAGGTCAAGTATTTTTTGACTATTTTGGGAGATACAATATTAAAAAAACAAAATAATAACATTTATTTAATATCTAATACTGCAAAACCAATCCTACGATTACTAGAGAGTTTTGCTGGAAATTATTTTGGCCATATACCATTACAACAACAATTCCGGTATAAATATCATGAGCATCCATATCAAGATTGTAGAATATTAAATATAAAAAATGTTAAATTTAATAGTGATACAAGTGATTATAATTATGAACAATTTCAAAAAAATATAATTAATATAATTGTTGTTTCTTGTTATTATTCAAATCGTTATGATAATTCTGATGAATTTTTAAATAATTGTCAAGATGAAAATTTATCTAATCGTGTATTATATTTAAAAAATAATAATCAAAATAAAATTGTTAATGATTTTATTTCATCGAAAATACAGATATCTAATGATTCAACTATATCTAATAAAAATATGTTATATTTATGGAAGTGCTACTTAGAAGAGAACAATATCCCTTATATTATATATTCATCATTATTAAAAACATTATTAAAAAATAAATTAAATTTTAATACAAATGATGACTTGTTTTATGGTTATACAAGTTTAGGTCTTCCTATCGTGTCAAATTTTATTAAATTCTGGGAATCATCTATTAAAGAAGACTACGATGAGTATTTTTTAGAAATTGATGAAATATGTTTATTATTTAAAAATTGGTTAGGAGGTAAAGTATTAATTGAAATTAAAGAATCAACTATATTAAATTTAATTAAACATTTTTATCCAGATATTAATATTGAAAATAATAAATATATTTTTGGTATTATATCATGTTATAGTAGTAAAAAAGACGGCATAATTACTTTTTTAAATAATTATCATAATAAAGAAAATTTAACATCATATGAATTATATGTTGAATATACTAAAAAATATAACAAAAAAAATAATAATTTAATAGCAAATAAAAGCTATTTTGATTTAGTAATTACAGAATATTTTAAAGATGGTAAATTTGTATAAAATTTTTTTATTTATTATATTTTTGTAAATGTAATAAACATTATAACATTAATATTAATATTAATGTCGTTATACAATATTTTAAATTGTATTATTTTATTAACAATAATACCAATAAAATGCAATACTGAAATAGAAAATAAATCATTAGTTTATTCTTTTGAACAATTTAGAGTATGTGGAGCATACTGTGGTCCCGGTTGGTGTAATAATAAATGGCTAAATGAAAATATTTGTGATACATCAGTTGAACCCGAGCATCATCATATAACTGGAATTTCATGTGCAGATTTATGTTGTAAGAATCATGATAAATGCTGTGGACAAAAAAAGAGTATGCAGCATAATTGTAATAATGAAATTGTTAATTGTTTATCAAAATGTAATCCATTAAGTTTAACATGTACTTTTGATGATATACCTATTTTAGCTAGTGAAATAGAATTTGCAATGAATATTATTAACAATTGGTGTTGTGGTTCTAAATGTCCGCAGTAAAGTTATAATATAATATATTATAAATTATATTATAAACTAGAAATTATAGTTCATTATTAATTGTTTATTTGCCTCCTCTGGTGTGAGGACGTTTGCGTGTTGATTTTGATTTTGATGATTTTTTTACGCTTTTTTTAACGGCACCAAATTTACCTTTTTGGGCAAAATAACCGTGTTTTTCTAAACGTTTTTCACGTTTTGCTGTCATAAACTTCTTTTTAGAGACAATGCGGCCATTTTTATTTTGGTGTAAGTCTTTTCTTGTTAAACCACCGGATGTTTTGTAGGCTGTTCCGTGCCAGACGGATGCTCTTGTTCCTACTAACATTTTGTATTTTTGTCCATTAATGTGATAGAAACCATCGGGAGCTTTTTTATGATTTTTCATTATATAATTATAATGAGATAATTATTTCTAAATATATTAAAATAAATTTCTTGGAGGAGCACCTGAACCACTAGGAGCACCAGAACGTTTCCCAAAGCTATTAATATCTTGTTTATGTATTACAAATTGTCGATTATTTTTTTGGTGCTGAATTATATTACTATTCCTCATTTTACTTGTTGTAGATGATCCAGGAATATTTAAATTACCAGAATATGGATATCCTGTTTTATTTTTTGGGTATGATTTTTTTGGACATGGTGAACAATTAATTACGTCAGGATGAGGTTCTGGTTCTAGTTCTGGTTCTGGTTCTGGTTCTGGTTCGGGGTCTGGTTCTGGTTCTGGTTCTGGTTCTGGTTCTGGTTCAGGTTCTGGATCGGGTTCTGGTTCTGGTTCTGGTTCGGGTTCTGGTTCTGGTTCTGGTTCTGGTTGTTGCTCTATTACAAAATTATAGTCCCTGCTGATTTCTACATAACCAAAGATTACCTCGCTATCGGACGTATCATATGTAAAAACTAAAAGTTTTGTTCCGGTCTGCGCGTGCCAGTCGTTGCCCAGTGTTACCGCGGGGGGGCTCGCCCACGGGAGCAGGCTGTAGAAGTAGAGGCCGGCGGTCAAGTCGTCCGCCGCCGCGCCGCCGATGGGGGTTGATGTAAATCCAACAGGAATAGTTGCATCACTCGCGTCCGACAGGCCAATTATATTATCTCGATGATTTATTATTATATCATATGCTTTCAATATACTCTGAGCTATCGTAGAGTCATCCAATGATGGCATGTTACCTTCTAAAAACCAAGGCATATAAGTATCATTAAAATACTGATTTAAGAAATTATTATATGATCCGTTGAACGTGATATATAACGTTTCTGATTCTGGTTCTGGTTCTGGTTCTGGTTCTGGCTCCGGTTCTGGTTCTGGTTCTGGTTGTTGCCCTATTACAAAATTATAGTCCGCGCTGATTTCTTCATAACCAAAGATTACCTCGCTATTGGACGTATCATATGTAAAAACTAAAAGTTGTGTTCCGGTCTGCGCGTGCCAGTCGTTGCCCAGTGTTACCGCGGGGAGGTTCCCCAGGTACGACGTCATGAAGCCGGAGGTCAAGGAGTAGTCGAGGGTTCCTGCAAATCCAACAGCAATAGTTTTATTTATTGCTGTTCCAGCTATTGCCGATGAATTTGATATTATATTATATGCGTCCGATATACTGTTACCTATCAATGTTACTGACCAGCCTGTCATCTCACCTGTTAAAAACCAAGGCATATAAGTATTATTAAAATATGTATTTGACAAATCAAGATAGGATCCGGGGAACGTTGTATATGACATATAATTAATTATATATTATAAATAAAATATATAATCTAAATATAAGGTATATATCTAGGTGTATCATTTTCATATGTTGTTACTTTAAAAGCATCATTATATCCTCCAACTTGTACTGTATCACCTGTATATAAATCATTACAACCATTTTGCCCCATACATTTTGTATATGTATTACTTTTATTTGGACAATTTGATACATTTTTTAATGTTGAAATAGGTAATTTTATCATACTATTATTTTCCGACATAGTATAAAAATTCCATTTATCACGGTTAGTTATCAAAGGTGCTCCCATTAATGGTAATATTGTTTCTTTATCTCCATTAATTCTAGTTAATATACCAACTTGTCTATAAGTTGTATCATATGATTGTGTTGGAACATTTATTGGCACTCTATTTTTAAATTCAATTCCTGAATTTGGAAAAATTCTATTATCTCTAACTGGTGCTTCGTATGGATTTAATAAAACATCATTTTCTATATTTGAAAATGAATATCCAGGTCGTGGATATAATCCTTTTTTACTATCATGATAATCTTTTGATATATTTATTACACTATGTGTATTATTTTCTTTAAAGTTACTCGCTTTTAATAAACTGTAATATCCTAAATATAATATTACTAATAATATTAATATAATAATAAATAATGTTATATTTTCTATACAAATAACACCCGGCGGACATTTACTTGGCATTTACAATTATATACTATATTAATAAATATTTTATATTTATTAATAATTAAAAATAATACACAGGGTGGGGTTCGAACCCACGCAGCTTTCGCTACCAGAACTTGAGTCTGGCCCCTTAGACCACTCGGGCACCTGTGCAATAATTTATATTAGTGTATCTTTTTTATATTATTTACTTTAATAAAGTAAATGTTTTAAATGCGGCAAAAGCACCCAATAGTTGAGCTAAAATATATGGTATTAATTTAGATACAGGTTCTTTTTTAGCTAATACCATCATAACTGTAACTGCAGGATTAAAGTTTCCACCTGATATTTTACCAAATAATAATATAACTATTGTTAAAGCAAGCCCAATTGCCCATGGATTTCCAAAATAAATTATTACAAACAAAAAAATATATGTTCCTAAAAATTCAGCCAAACTTTTATTTAAATTCATTATATATATATCTTATATATTTTATACAAAAGGTTTGAGTTCTAAAGTATTCCCTTTATTACTTGAATTAACTGGATGATTTGGTAGAGTATACATTGTACTTACATCTTGTCTAAATTTTAAATAACTTACAGCAGCATCATAAATTTGTTTTATAGCGTATTTTAATACTAAACTATTTAGAGTAGATATTTGTTCTGTTATATTAATTGGTAAATTTTCACTATTTTGTAAATATATACTTCTCATAATGATTTTTAATTCATCATCACTCTGTTCTCCAATCATAAATTGATTATTAGATCTATCATAAACCCCCTTTTTTATTGCATTTTGTATAATTTTAATATTTTCTTTACTAAAAAATAGTACAGATAATGGAGTATCAACCCATGTTCCCGTAAGTGCATCGTGAAAACTTGTAGTTTCTTTTATATGTATCTTATCAGCAAAACCAAATTGTGGTCCTATTGGGCCTAATATATCTACTCGTCCATTTGTTTTAAAATCCATAATATTCATATAATTACTAAGAAGAAAAAAATATAAACATAATTTATACAATATGAATTTTCAAATTATTCTATTATGTGTAGCTATTATTACTCTAATTTTAATGTTATCATTTATTGGTTATATACTATATAAAAAAAAATTTAATTCCAAATTTCCGCCAGTTATAGGTGAATGCCCCGATTACTGGATAGCACAAAATAATACATGTACTAATCCTAAAAATTTAGGAAAATGTAGAGGTTCAAAAAGTTTTAACAATAAAATCTACAAAGGACACCATGGAGATTGCGCTAAAGCAAAGTGGTCTAATAATTGTAATTTATCATGGCAGGGTATTACCAATAACCCAGATGTATGCAAATAATTATTTATATAATAATTAATTTATTTTTATTTATTATATGTTATTTGACATAATCGAATATCTTCCAGACGATATTATTAATATTATTTTTAATAAAATTAATGTATTTCAACTAATTTTTTTAAATAAAGAATACTATCATAAATTTAATTATTTAGTTGATAGTAAAATAAATATTGGAAGATATGATAGCTATGTTAGAGATATTGTAAGAAATGATTACAGTTTTATATTTGAAAATATATTAATTCGTAAAATAAATTTTTGGTTGCTTCGTAAAAACTATCTCTATAATAATGTTATATATAATGATTTTTTAGATTTTTTATTGTTTTATTGTAAAAATAATAATTCTAATAAATGTAGTCATTTAATATATTTACAATTAGATTTATCTGGACTTAAAAAAAAAAGACCTAAAAATAATAGAATAAAATATAATAGATGGAGCAATTAAATTTAAATAATATTTTAAAAAGAGAAGATATATATAATAATATAAAAAATATACTTATTAATTTTGAAAAAAATAAAAAAAATATACAAATAAAACGAGGAATATATTTATATGGGTCACCAGGAAGTGGAAAATCAAAATTTATTTATAATTTATTACGTGACTTAAATTATGATATTATATTATACGATGCTGGAGAAATTCGCAATAAATCAGTTATAGATACTATTACACAGCATAATATGTCAGACAGAAATGTATTAAGTATATTTAAAAAAAAAACTAACCCTTTAGCCATAATTATGGATGAAATAGATGGAATGAATAATGGCGATAAAGGTGGTATTAATTCTTTAATTAAAATTATTAGACCTAAAAAAACAAAAAAACAAAAGCAAGAAGAATTATCGCATTTACCAATTATTTGTATTGGCAATTATCATATAGATAAAAAAATTAAAGAATTAATTAAAGTATGTCATACTTTTGAGTTTAATACACCGTCAGATAATGAAATAAAATATATAGTAAAAAAAATTTTTCCTTCTATTAGTAATAATAATTTAATATTAGAAAATGCTGTTACATACATTCAAAATGATCTAAGAAAATTAACGGGATTATACAATATTTATATAAATAATAATTCTATTTTTGAAAATGAAAATGTTTTAAATATATTTAAACCAAAATCATTTAATGAACATAGTAAAAATACTACTAAAAATCTTATTAACAATTACTATAATATATCTGACCATAATATTATGATCAATGAGACTGATAGAACAATTATTGGATTATTATGGCATGAAAATATAATTGAATGTTTTAATAAAATACCTAACACTATTAGTATACCATTATATATAAAATTATTAGAAAATATTTGTTATGCTGATTATATTGATCGTATTACATTTCAAAAACAAATATGGCAATTTAATGAAATGAGTTCATTAATTAAAATATTTTATAATAATTACATTTACCATAATTGTAATAATAATTTATATAAATATAAAATACAAAATATACGTTTTACAAAAGTGTTAACAAAATACAGTACAGAATACAATAATTATTTATTTATACAACAATTGTGTCAAAACCTTAACTTAGATAAAAAAGATTTACTATCTTTTTTTACAAAAATAAGAGATAATTATGTTAATAATGAATTTTATTCACTAATTGATAATTATGATTTAACAAAATTAGATATCAATAGAATTTATCGATATATAGATAAATATACTAGTAGTACTGGAACAAATCATATAATAAATGATATTGATGATATTAATGATATTAATGATATAAATGATATTTACGATTAGATTAATTATTTACTCTACTATACCAATTATTAATTATTTCTTTATCAAGTTCATAATAATTCCTGTGATTCATAAATGCCTCGGGTGTTTCATAGAATGCTTTATGTGAGAATCTTCCGATACTAGTATTTTCATCTCCTTTACGTAATGTATTTTCATTATTTGTTGTATCAATTACTCTAAAGAAACGTTTTTCATTAATTGAACCAACTTTCCATGGATATTTTTCACCAGTAACTGCATTAACAATAGGTCCACCAACAATATCCGAATAATAACAATGTTTAACTTTATTTTTCTTTCGAACTACTGCATTTTCATCTTCTGTATATAAATTATCATCATCATTTGGATCAAAATTTTGTTCTACTGTTAAATATCCCATTATATTAATAAATATTATATATTTGCTTTTAATTTTTCAATTTTTATTTTAAAAATTAAAATAAAATATATTTATAAATTTATTTGCTTTTATACTACTTATATTTTTTTATAACTTTTTATAATTTCTTGTTGTTTTTTTAATATATTATATGTTTCTCTAGTTGTTAATGTAATACGTTGTTCATTTATTTCAGCAACAATATTAATAGATTCCTGTTTATCCTGATTTAAAGTTCCAATTATTTTATCTTTATTTTCTAATTCCAATTTTAATCTATTAATTTCTTCACTTTGATTTTGTAATATCTCTAGTATATCACTATTATTCAATATTTTTTCATTACCATCAATTTGTATTGCTATTTTATCTGTTTCATTATTTTTTTGCATTAATGTTTGTATAGTTTTATCTCTATCTTGCAATTCTCTTTGGAATCTAGTTAATGCCTCCTGTTGTTGTCTTAATATACCAACTATTTGTTCATTATTTAAAACTTCTTGTTTACCATTAATTTCTCCTATTATTTGTCCCTGTCCCAGTGCCTGTTGATTCTTTGCATTATCCATCATTTTTTGATGTTCTTTCTCACGTTCTTCTTTTATCTCTTTTATTTGTTTAATTACATCGGGTTTCATTTCTGGTCTTCCAGGAGCATAGTGTTTTAATAAAACTTCTATTTGATTCATATAAAATTCTTTTAAATCTGGTTCTTTTACAAAATCATCTACTGTTTTATCAGAATCTTTAACAAAATTAGGATGTCTATTTTCTAGTAATGTTTTTTTATCAAATGTATTATGAATATGTGAAAATACTAAAATAGTTTTTTTTGGTTCTAATTGCACAAATGGAACTGTGTAATTTTTTAAAAATGATTTTTCTTCAGCCAATGCCGCTGTATCATTATATTTACTATCATTCAATAATTCTCGTTTGAATGCAAATGTTCCAGCTGTAGCGTGATTCGGTCCATATGGCCCAAATTGAACCATCTGATTAATATGTTTAAAATAAATATATATTTCACTTGCACCAGCACATAATGCTTTTGGGTGAGATAATAACATATCAACTGCGTGCGATATTCTAGATGGTGGATAGTAATCATCATCGTCCATGTAAACGATAATTTCACCACATGACTTTTCGTGCATTAAATTTCTTTTTTTCCCTAAAAACATTTTTTTATCGTATTTAAAATATTTAACCTGTGGTATATCAATTACTAAATCTTCTATTTTATCCGTGCCATCATCAATTATAATCCATTCTATTCTATCTTTTGGATATGTTTGATGTTCAAAACATCTTATCATAGACTGAATAAAAGGTCTCCTATTATATGTTGGTGTGCATACACTTACAAATGGTTTATCTTTATTAATTGATTCAGATACTTTTTTATTTTTATTTTTTCCCATACAAATAATTTATAATATAAAAAATTATTTATATCTTAAAATAATTATAATATTTTTATTAATAATTAGGTAAAAATTTTGTATAAATATGATAATATTAACGGGATATATGCTATCAATATTCCCGTATAAATATTTTTATTAACTAAATTAGATATTGAAATAACAGTTATTAAACTCATAATAATAACTAATATGTTTATTAAAAAAAGATGGTTACCAATAATTTTAAATAATGTATCTTTACCACCATATAACAAAGGAAAAAGTAATAATTTTACAGCTACTAATACAGTTGCTACCATTGAATATATACTTGCTATTGGTAGGCAAAATCCAATTACAAGTAAAAATATTAAGACAACACTTAAAATTGGACTACAATTAAAAAGATTAATTGCTTCTCTAAACTCATGAAACAACATTCCTAAAAATGATACTAATGGTGTAACTAGAAAAATTATTAATGGTATTAATATTATAGCAAAAATAAATGTAATCCAACATAAATTACCATATGGCAAAAAACTTATTATTGTTTTTATTACTTCATTAATATTTACATTTGTTAATGCTGATGACATTATAAACCATTCTTTAATGCCGGGATTACTGAAGTTAGTATTTAATGGCATTTTGTAATTACTCATTGCGCAAAATTCATTTACTGTGGAATTTTCTGCTATACATTCTTTAATAGTCCCTTTATTACCTCCACTTTTAATATCACTATCATTATCACTGCATAATTTTTTATTCCATTCTGTAGGAAATATTACATCAAATAATTTTTTATAATCTTTTGAAGAGCATCTAGTTAAACCTTGTAATGCCCATTTATAAAATACTAAATTTGCTCCAAAGTAAGTTATTGATATTACTATACCTAGACATGTTGCTAAAGTCATAAAAAAATAACCTAGCTTATTTTTATCACCAGTTATTTTTAATTGTTTTTCATTTTTTTTATTCAAAATATGATTATCTAATGAATTTGTAAATGGCTCTACTATATTATTAAATTGTCCTTTTGAATCAATAAAGGTCATATATATATATTAACATTATATAAATATAACTAAAAAGCTATTATATAAATCTTTAAATATTTATTAAATTTAAAAAACATATTAAATATTATATTGTATTGTATATTATTTAATGAATAAAATAGAAAGTGGTTTAAAATTAGATTTTAATAATGTTCTTATTAGACCAAAGCGTTCGAGTTTAAATAGTAGATCTGAAATTAATCTTAATAGAAAATTTAAATTTTACAATGCAAAATCAGATTCTTACATATCTACATCATCTAATATAGAATGGAGCGGAACTCCTATTATAGCAGCTAATATGGATACAACTGGTACATTTGAGGTTTATGATATATTAAGTAAATATAATATGATTACCGCATTGCATAAATTTTATACTGTTGAAGAAATTATTAAAACATGTAATGAAAAAAAAATGGATCCAAATTTATTTATGATTTCTACTGGAATAGCAGATGAATCTATAGAGAAATTAGAAAATATTTTTAAACATGTTAATTGTAATTGGATATGTATAGATATTGCTAATGGATATATTTCTAAATTAGTTGAATTTTGTAGCAAAGTTAGAGAGAAATTCCCTACAAAAATAATTGTGGCTGGAAATGTAGTAACTAGAGAAATTGTAGAAGAATTAATATTAAATGGCAAAGTTGATATTGTTAAAATTGGTATTGGTCCTGGAGCAGTTTGCACTACTCGTCTAAAAACCGGTGTTGGTATGCCACAGCTGAGTGCTATTATAGAATGTGCTGATGCAGCCCACGGTGTGGGTGGTCATATTATTGCTGATGGTGGTATAACAACTCCGGGTGATATGGCAAAGGCATTTGGTGCGGGAGCTGATTTTGTTATGGCGGGTAGTCTCTTTGCCGGTCATGATGAAAATCCCGGGGAACTAATTGAAGATGAAGACGGAAATAAATTTAAAATGTTTTATGGTATGAGTTCTCAGCATGCCATGGAAAAACATTATGGTAAAATGAATACATATCGGGCATCTGAGGGTAGAAAATTAAAAATTAAATATAAAGGACCTCTAGAAAATACTATATTAGATTATCTTGGCGGGTTACGTAGTACATGTACTTATATCAATGCCCCATCTATAAAAGAAATGGCCAAATGCACTACATTTGTTCAGGTAAGTCAACAAGTAAATACTAGTCTTTTATAGTTATTTCTTTCTTGTTTTATTTTTTTTTGATTTATTTTTTTTTATCTTTTTTTTAGATTTTCTCCCTTCACTTACACTTTTCCAAAATGAAAAATTTTTTGGTAATATATGTTCTGCATTGTAATCTTTTTCTAATTTTTTATTTAAATCTCTTATTAAAATACCAATTTTTGGTGTTCTAGCAATATATCTTCCATCATCTCTTTTTTTTACGATCCATCTATATCTTGGCCTTGAATTATTTGGTAAATTTACTAATACTACTTTGCCGATATATTTATCATCAATCATTATATATAATTATATATATAATTATGTATTATAATTATATATTAAGTGTTTAATTTAATTAACGCGCGTATGATAAATTTGCAGAACCTGATGTAAATGTTAATATATTATATCTCTCTTCCATTATGTAAAGATTGTAATTATATTTGTAGATATTCCATACCGGTTTATTTATACCAATAATATTACCAGAGTCATCACATATTGTATAAGTTTGGGCATTTGGGTCATGTGGAGGAGTATGTGTTGTAAATTCAAATTCTATATTATTAAATTTATTTAAATTTATAGCTCCGCTTGGTTGATATTGAAATGGATCAGTTGTTAAACAAAAATTATAACAATACAATCCATCTTTTGCATTCCCAGCTGTTCTAACATATTTTTCTATGTAATTATTTATACCCGAACTAAATGTATTCTCTCTTACTTTTCCATCTAATAATAACCCCCAAGTTTGCATTATCTCTTTTTGATTACTTACATGAAAAGGACCTGTTACTTGAAAAGGATTAGGTAATACTAATGGTAATGTTGTTAACATACCATTTGGTAAAGCATTATTACATATATCATTAAAATTGAGATAATTATTTAAACTATTTAGATAATCATATAGATTATTATAAGTCACTAGGTTTGATACGTCACTTTGTGAACTCATTAAAGCCCAATTAAAGTAATTATTATATGAAGTATTAAATATATTGGGTGGATAACATTGTGAAGTTATTGTTTTATTTGAATAATCATACATTGATTCAATATTATTAAAATCTTCTCCTAGATTTAAATTATTACCAGCAAAAAATAGATTTGATATTGTCTTAAACGGCACATCTTTACCTTTCCAATTAGTATAATTACACCAATCATTCCGTAAAGTAACATCACTTCTCTGAAAAAACCACATCCATGATGATAACAAGCCAGTACTATTTAAATTTAACCTGTTATTTCCTGTTACATTATAATGTGTTTGTTCATGAACTTCTTTTATAAGGTAATGTTGTGGTTTTAATGCAAAATTTTTTACTTCTTCTTCTCCCAAAAATGCGTATGTGCTAATTAGATGTATATCAGCATACCAATTTGTAGAGGTTGATGGATATAAATCTTTATCTTTTTCACCGGTTATATGACCATTAAGCGATAGGTCTGAGTTTAATGTTTCTGGTGGTGGATGTAAAAATCTAAAAAATCTGTATTTTTCTTCATTTTGATTACCTTGTATATATGTCCCAATAGAATCTATTTCTTGCATATCTTCATTAAATGTTTCTTCATTTACAACATTTCTATTAAAATAATGTAATTGTCTCCAACGTTTACTATATGTATCAAGTAAAGGAAGTGTGGGAATATTTCTAACGACAAATAATTCTTGTATTGGTCTACAATCAATTTCTATATGTAAAAAATTATATTGTAAGCTAACTAACGGTATTGCTAATTTACTTGATAATGTAGACCATATATTTAAAGGTATATATAAAGTACGTGATCGAATAGAAGGCTCAGGTCCTGCCGGTAACCACTCTTTATTGTATATAGCATTTGGATAATTACCATTGCGACCGCCATAATTTGCCGGGTCATTTAATTCATCAACATTACCAGTCATTTCATCGAATAATTTTTTCTTACCTTCTGAAAAATCTCTTTGAACCATATTATACAGATAATGTCCAGTAAACTCTTGTATTAGTTGTCCTCCAATCATGTATCTAACTTTACGAATTATTTGTGAACCCAAATTTTCAATCCACTTAAATTCATAAGGCCATACTTTATATGGTCCGCTATTTGCATGGGGAAAATTGTCTAAATTTGGTCCAGTAAAATTTAAAATTGGACTCCAAATTGTTGGTAAAGTTATTACAAAATATGTATCCATTAATAAATCGGCATATCTAGGAATTTTAAATGAAAAATGAGAATCCTCAGTTAATTTTAATGTTCTTAAACCATCAAAATCTATTCTAAATTTTTGTAAACCAAAATTTGTATATTTAGAGTATGTTGTTTTAAAAAAAGTTTTTGACGGATTACCATTTAATATAACATTCATATTTCCATAAGATACTAAGTTTAACAAACCACCTGGCATACTATATATTAATAATAATATTATTAAGTCTATTTAACTATTTTAATTTTTAATAGTATAATATAATATATGGATAAAGCAAAAAGTGTATTTGATAATACTAAAGTTTTAATAAAGAACGGTTATAATCAACTTAAAGGCAAAGAGATATTATTTTTTTCTATTGCTATTATTATATTATTAATATTTTCTTCTATATACTATATTCATTCAAAGATTAACCTTAATAAAGTTAATTGCGTAAATTTAAGTAAAATTTATAATACGTCTCCAAAATTAAACTCTGTATCTGATAATCCAAATTTTAACAAATATTATTTAAGAGATTTTTATATTAAAACTGCTTACAATTGTTGTTGTGGTGGCGAATTTAAAAATGATTACGTAAATTTATGTGCTCTTTCAACATGTATTTCACAGGGTGTAAGATGTTTAGATTTTGAAATATATTCAATTGATGATAAACCCGTTGTCGCTGCATCTTCTGTAGATGATTATACAGTGAAAGAAACTTATAATTCTATTGATATAAAAGATGTTTTTAACACAATAGTTAATGAAGCATTCTCTAGTGGCACTTGTCCTAATTTTAATGACCCATTAATTTTACATTTTAGAATAATGAGCAATAATTGCAAAATGTATAATAATTTAGCAGATATTATCTCAAATATGTATTCATTTAATTCTAAAACTTTAGGTAAAAAATATAGTTACGAATTTAAAGATAGTGAACATGGATGTAAAAATTTAGGAGCTATACCTATATCTAAATTTAATAAAAAGATTATAATATCTGTTGATAGCAGTAACAAATTATATCAACATACTAAACTAGATGAATATATTAATATAACAAGTGGTTCAGTATTCTTACATTTACTAAGATTTAAAGAGGTTCAATATACCCAGGATTTAACATTAACAGAATTTAATAAAAAAAATATGTCAATTGTATTTCCTAATACAGGAATAGATGATTCAAACCCAAATTTTAACATTGCTAGACAATATGGATGTCAATTTATTGGAATGTCATTTCAAAATTATGATGTTAATTTAGAGCATTATAATGAATTTTTCGATAGTAATAGATCTGCTTTTGTGTTAAAACCAGAACATTTGCGTTTTGTTCCATTAACAATTTCTAAACCACCACCACAAAATCCAAAATATTCTTATAAAACACGTCCTATAACAAGTGATTATTACAACTATAAAATTTAAAATAATAAATATTAAAAGTATTATATTATATCTTATTCTTTTTCTAGATATAATATAATATGAAAAACAAATATAGTAATGATAAATTAATAGAGAAAGAAATAGAAATTTTAAGAAATGCAGTTGATAAAGCTGAAAAAAATACAGCAAAGAAAATAGCAAACTCTCCATCTATAAAAGAAATTGTAGAAATTGTTGAAAATTTTTTAAAAAAGAAAAAATTAATATGTTATGGTGGTACTGCTATAAATAATATTTTACCAAAATACGATAGATTTTATGATAAGCAGTTTGATATTCCTGATTATGATTTTTTTTCTACTGATGCAATAAATGACGCAAAAGAATTAGCAGATCTATATATAAGTAATGGATTAAATGAAGTAGAGGCAAAATCAGGAATACATATTGGAACCTATAAAATTTTTGTTAATTTTATTCCAATTGCTGACATCACACAGATGGATAAAACAATTTATAATTCATTAGAAAAAGATAAGATAGTAATTGATGGCATTTCATATGCACCACCAAATTTTTTAAGAATGTCTTCATATTTAGAATTATCGAGACCAGCTGGTGATATTAGTAGATGGGAAAAAATATTAAAACGATTAATATTACTAAATAAACATTTTCCGCTTAATGCAACCGACTGCAATATTAAAAATTTTATTAGAAAATTTGAAAATAAAAATAATAAAAACCTTGATATAATTTACAATACATTACGTAATAGCATTATAAAACAAGGATTAGTATTTTTTGGTGGCTATGCTATTTACACATATAGTAAATATTTATCTAGTCAAGAGAGAAAATTTATTATGAAACACCCTGATTTTGATGTATTATCTGAAGATCCTGAATTATCATCAAAATTAATAGTAGAAGATTTAAAACAAAATAATATAAAAGATGTTACAATAAATAAAAAAAGCGGAATAGGTGAAATTATTGCTCCTCACTATGAAATTAAGATCGGTTATGATACTGTTTTGTTTATATACGAGCCACTTGCTTGCCATAGCTATAATACTATAAAAATTAATAATAATTCCGTTAAAATAGCAACGATTGATACAATGTTAAGTTTTTATTTGGCATTTATTTATGCTAACCGACCATATTATGATAATAAACGTATCTTATGTATGTCTGATTACTTATTTAGGGTTCAAGCCAGAAATCGTTTAAAACAAAAAGGGGTTCTAAAAAGATTCAGTACAACCTGTTATGGAAAACAAAAAACACTCACTACTATTAGAGCTGAAAAAGCAATTAAATTTAAAGAGTTAAAAGATAAAAAAAATACTGAAGAGTATGAAAAATATTTTTTTAGATATTTTCCAAAAGAAAAGAAAACTAGAAAGAAAAAAACAGATAAAACAAAGAAAAAAACAGATAAAACAAAGAAAAAAACAGATAAAACAAAGAAAAAAACAGATAAAACAAAGAAAAAATAAAAAAATAAATTATAGATTTATAGGTATAATATTTTAATAAATATTATATCTAATTATTGTCAATACATTCATCGTTTGTAGTAATATGTATTTGATTACAAACTTTTCTTATAATTTTATTTTCCTTGTTATTTTCTTTTAAATCATCTGTACAATTTTTAACAAGTAACATATACTCATCTTGTTGATGAGATATATTTTCCCAATTTGGATGTTTATCTACCCACATATCTAAATTTTTTCTCTGAAGATGGGTAACCTTGTTTAATGCTAACTTTAATTTCTTATTTTCTTCGTCTTTCTTCCATCTGGCAACTCCTCCATTCTCTCCGCCTTCATCTTCGCATTTTATATATATAGTTTCTCTTTTTGTATCTGTACAATGCATGGGCCTTTCGTATAATGAAAGTTTATTCATATTTTCTATAAATATATTTGAAACCCCTTCACATAAACCTTTTTCTTTTGTTACCAATAAATTTCCTAATGTAATTTCTATCTTATTAATAAACTCCTCCATAGTTATTGCATCTTTACATTGTTCATTTAAGAATATATTGATATTAAACTTTTGTTTATTATTAATAGTATTATTATTACCTACTCTTGGAATTAATTCACTAATTTGATTATGCATTATTTTTTGTTGTTCTTGCATTTGATTTTGCATACTCTCAAACTGTTTAAATAGAAGCTTTTTAATCTCTCCATTTTCCTCAACTAATTTTAGTATTAAATCTTTTGATATGTCGTTTGATGATAATAATTTATTACCATTTTTTTCTTCTTTAACATTATCATTTACATTATCATTAAAATTATTACTAACATTATCATTAACATTATCATTATTATTATCATTATCATTATCATTATCATTATCACTAGAATTATTATTTATCTTTTGAATATAAATACAGTTTTTTTTATGTCGATAAAGGTTTTGTATATGTGTGTAAGTTTTTCCACATTCACAGCTATTAATTATGGAACTTTTTGGAACTTTTTTGGTATCATTTGTATCATTTTTGTAATCATTATTCAATTTTTGGTGTTTTAGGGTTAAAATATGTCGTTCGTATTGACTTTCACGACACGTAAAATAGTTACAATTTTTACAACTGAAAACTATGGAACTTTTTGGAACTTTTTTTGTATCATTTGTATCCATATAATGATACAAGAAAAAAGTTCCTAAACGATTTTTTATAAAAATATTTTATAAGTAAGAAATTTTATAGAATATTATTTTTTTTATAAAACCTATTTAAATAATAAATTTAAATTTTATCATTTTTTATCATTTTTTCAATTCTCAATTCGATTTTTAAAAAAGGGACAAGATATTAATGTCCAAAAAAAAAATATTGATTGATAAATTGAAAAAAATTTGTTACTGAGAAATTCACTAAAAAAACTTTATTACGATAATAGATAATAAAATATACTTAAAATATTCTTAAAAAATATTTTAAGTAATAAAAAAATAAGAATATTAACTACTTTTATAAAAATTTTTTATTTTGATTTTCTAGATTTTTTGGAGCGTTTTGATAATTTTGATTTTCTAGATTTTTTGGAGCGTTTTGATAATTTTGATTTTCTAGATTTTTTGGAAC